ACCATCAAACAAAGTTGTATCGTTTGACTTAGCGGGACACAGTTCTACTCTGAGACTGTTACCAGCATCGCCCGGATACTTTGCGATGAATGTATGGAATTTGGCGGCGTCTTTGAGACCAGCTGCTGTGTTCTGAATATCGAAATCGTCGGCATTCTTAACCAATGGTTTAGATACTAAAACACCTACTTCATCTGAATCATATGCATTTAATGCGCCTGTGTTAGCAGTATCATCTACTGTACGTGATACAAAAAGACTTGTTGAGTATTGCAAAAAGTTTGCGGCAGACAAAAAGTCTACTGCGTTTGTTGTGCTTGGAGACCCGAACGTCGAAACCAAAGTTGCTTCGTTATCCACGAGCGTTGGTTGATGTACCGGACCCCAAGAAAATTCTCCTACATAAGCACCAGTTGAAGTTGTGACTGAAGGGACAACCCCCGTTAAGTCAATTTCTTTAACAGTAATGCTGGGAGACGCTGATGGGGTAAAAAGAGCCATAATCGTTTCCTTTTCTTTATTAGCTAATAATAAGATTTACATAATACGAATATTCAATGTATTTATTTATATTTGTGGGGTTTTTAGAAAGGGTCGTGAAAAAGTTGCCATCCTTGTCGATCTATCTCTTCTCGTTGTTCAATCATATCAATTTGAGATGAACCATCGTCTATAAAACCAAATGGAACAATATCATCCTCTATCTCTTGCATTCTGTTTTCAAACATCATCTGTTTGAGGTTGATATCAGTCATATCAGCAAACATTTGTGTTGTGACAAAGTAACCGAACATCACGAGGTTCATCATTAGGTCATCATGGTTACCGTCACTGGCCTGATACGAAACACCATTAGCGACAAATGTAGAGATTTCTAAAATAGTATTATCGTCGTGTATTACAAGTTTCTTTTCTTCTAGAATATCTTTGATGGCAGAACAACCTAAACGTTTTGTTTTGCGAGTGATTTCAACACCGATTGAATTAGATTTTACGGCTGAGGAGAGATGTATATTTTCGTATTCAAGGTCGTAGTATAAACCATTACATACCACAGAACCTTGGTCATTTGATTCTACAACCACATAAGCGTTGTTATAAACGGTTGCATACTTATATATAATATCAGGGAAGAGTATTGGAGAGATAGTATTGTTCCGATACACAGCCACTTGACTAAAAGGGCGTGTCGTAATGTCAATAATAGTGAACGTAGAATAGTCCTGACCTCTTCCTTTCGAGACATCAACGGTCATGATGTACTCGTGCTTGCTAGCAGGTTCGTTATAAATTTTTAGAAGACCGCCCTCTAAAACCTGCCGAGGCGCTTTTGCCCTTAGTGACAGAAGTGTCTCGGCATTTATAAGGGTGTCCCCTGTTCCAAAAAAGGTGTTGCCAAATTCTTGGTCAAATTGGAGTGACGAAGTATTCGCAATTGTTTGGGCTTTCCATTCTTCATCCCTACCGGGAACATCCCACCAGTCTACACGAAACGATTTAAATTCATTTATACCTTGTTCGGCGCCTTCCCATATTTTGTGGAACACGTTTCCGATTCCGTTGGCGGTTGAGGTGATGATGACTTTGGTGTCTTTTCCTGCGGATACAACAGGATAGGTGGAAGTGTAGAATTCAGATGCTCGCTCAACAAAAGCAAATTCATCGAGATAGAGCAAATTAACAGACATGCCCCGAATAGAAGACCCGCTAGTGGCAGCAGCAATAATCCGAGAATTATTAGAAAACTCGATAGAACCTTTATTAAGAGTTTTACAGCCTGGTTGTAAAAAGAAAGGAAGATTCTCAAGCATGAGTGTAACACGTCCAAGCATCTCTCTTGAAGTGGCACCTTTGTTTGCGAGGACTGCAACGGTTTTTTCTGGATGGAAGATTGCATACCAAAGGAGATAGGCGACTGACGAAATTGATTTACCAGATTGTCGACAAGCAAGTACAACATTAAAACGATTATTGTTAAAATGGTCGAACATGCGTTCTTGATAGGGGTAAAGATTAAAAGGAACAAGTCCGCTATCCAACGAAATAATTTTGACATAATTTTCAGCAAAATATGATGGGTTGTCCATACATTTTTTATATTCACGAACTTCATCCTTAGTCCATTCCTGAACCACACCATCACGTTTTACATTGATGTTGCCGAGATATGTTTCGTTATTCATTCTCAGTAACGAGTTTTGCATCATCACTAATCACCTTCTCTTCATTCTGTAATAAACGTTGCAAATCTGTTGTGCTTCCTAAAAACACATTGTTGTTTGTGATTTGTTTTTGTTCAGGTACCTCTTCTCTCATCACGTCTTTATGTTTTTTGTTCAGTTCCATCAACTTGTCTGTGACATCAGCGATGTTTTTAATCATACCTGACAAAACTTCAAAAGCCCGTGGGTGTTCTGATTCACGTGCCACCTGTATCATCAATTCAAGGGATTCTTTACCTCCCTCAATTAATTCGAGATACGTATCACGTGAAGTATCATAATCGTCTTGTATATTTTTTGTATTGTTATTGTCATTATTTTTCATCAAACACTATCCAATGCATTGAAATATTCATAACTAAACCCAAAATCACTATCAGGACTTACTGCTAAAGGATTCGGAGTTGTCCTAAGTGTTTCAAGTAGAGTATCACTATCTCCGGTTAATCCAGTGCCTTGTTGATAAATCAGTCCATCAACCTGACGAATAATAGGTCCAGTAGATAGAGGACCATAGAAACTAATTTTCATGGAAAAGTCCATCGTGTAGATGATAGTTCTTCTAGCTTCTAATGGTCCCTCATAATCATCCTGAAAATTCAGCCCTTGTAATACGATAGGCACATCGTCTTTAATATCTGTTAAGTCTTCAAGAGGTTTGACCGTTACTGTATATTGTGGATTAAAGAACGGAATAATCTGTTCAACGATTTGTAATGCATCGTCTTGAGATTTTGCATATGCGTTTAACTGAAAGTTGATATTGTAGGGAACAGAAGTATAGAGTCGAGTTCTATCTGATACGCTACTACTTCCGTTTGTTAATTGTTTTGATCGAGAATTTATTTTAGGTAATTGTCTCGCAAGGTCATATTCCATAGATACGATTTCAAAGGACAAACGAGGTAACTTAATTGCAATCTGTCTTTCTGCATCCTCTCCTTTATTCATCTGTTCTATTCGTTCGATGAAATTTCTTTTGGGCGCATAAGAAAGCGGCACCTTAACCTGACTAATAACCTCCCCACTAGAATTCTTTCTTAAAACATAAATATTATTAAACAATGAACCGAAAACGGCAACAGCCTTTCTAACCCGCTGATGATAAAAATATGTACCAAACATTACTGTGGATCTCCAAACGGATTAGATTCAGTGAAATCTAAGAAATCACTCTCAAACACATCAAAGATATCGTTCTGGGCTTCACGTTGAATATTTTGTAATTCTTCGATGAGTGTCGGTGTTCCGACAGCACCAGAGGTTCCACCAATAACTTGTGCGGTTGTGGTGAATGTGTGGAATTCACCATCGTTAGCTCCGACATGTGCCAGATAAAGTTTATTGTTTACAGCGTCCCAGTTCACCACTTCACCACTCATCGTATATTCTGTGTTGTCTTGACTAACAGATTCACCAACTTCAAAGGTTCCAGTGACAGATGCAAATGTCATGACATATTGATACGCTGAGAAGTTTTCTACTTGGTCAATCTCTTCAATGTCTGTGTCAAAGTCTTCGTCGTTATACTCAAAGAGTTCACAACGCATTCTAAATGTAGGAAGATTCTTTAACTGAAAGAACGGTGTCTCTGTTTCTACTTTCATAATCTGAAACATAGATTGAGACAAAGGTAAATAGATTACATCACCTTCACGGGGACGAAAGAAGGGAACTACATCGGTGGCTTCGTTTTCTGCGACTACACTATTCCATCTTCTACGAGCAACAATAAACGTGGCTGCATCTCGAATCTCTACACCAAACTTGGTGAACAAATCGCCTTCACCATCAAACCCTTCAGTGTTTTCAATGTACATTTCAATTCTGTAAGCATCAGAAAAACGAGAAACCGAATCGTCAACAAAGACATCATCTTTATTAACTAATTCTCTTGGTAGATAGTAAACGTCCTGTCCGTACATCTTTAAGGATTCAACAACTAAATCCTCGTACAACAACTGTTCGCTTTTTCTACCCTGACTGAAATATGGATTAGTAGCCATTTAATTAACCCACAAAAAAGTCTGGTGGAAGTTCTTGTTCCAAACGAAGTTTTTCTTCTAGTTCCCTTAACTCTGTGTTAGCATCATCTAGAATCTGTCTGCCACTGATTGTGACGCCTCCTGGCAACTGCATTCCCTCAAACTTGGACATATTCATACCCCACTGTTGTTTAATTAAAGCGGTGGTGTAATTTTTTATGAACATGTCATTATAAACACTAGAAAACGAATCAGGATCAACTGCGGTATAGACTTCTGCAACAACATAATCACCAACAGTTAAATCACCATTTGACCATTCGCCCCAAATGTAAAGTCTATCTTGATGACGTGACCAAGTGGTTTGCGGATATCCCGACAATACCATATCTAAAAATTCTAAGTATTGTTGCATCTGATAGTAATATGCCATACCACCAGCGAAGTTCATGAAATCGCCTAAACTATTCAGCATCATCTGATAACGAATGTCAAATAGATTAACAGAAGAAAAGGTTGGGTTTAAAGGAAACATTTGAGACACGTACAATACGTTAGAATCTATGGGAATATACCCATTGTCTTTATCTGTTTGTGTGATAACATGTTTTAAATATGTACGGTAGGAGGCATCAGAATGAAACTCTTGATACATCTGTAATGCATCATCAACCTTATCTTCAATTTGGTCGTCATCAACATTGATTTCAATTACAGGCGCACCTAATCTGCGAAGACAGAAATCTATCAGTGATTGCCTTGAATTTGGTGTTGCCATTATTGTTAATCCTTTTCTTCAATAATATTTATTGGTTAGTTTATAACGACCTTTTTAACCAAAGTATTTTTAGTAATAACTACCTTGTCAACCCTGGCTTTATTTTCCACTACTTTTTTAACTACAGCTGTCATATATTATAGATTCGGTAATTTAGTAACGGATGGGGTTACGAAAATCTGACCTTCCATAACTCGTTCGATTTCTGCAATTGAACCAGAACTATCTCTAGCAATCTCAAGGTCATAGACATACCTTTTATTTGCTTTTAGATTATCCGTTTGAGTGTAGGATAAAGCAAGATTAATAATTCCAGACGCAGCAGAATCTACTGTGCAAGTAAACACAGTAATATTATCACTGTCAAGATTATAGTTTGGACTGATGTGAGCAGTCGGCGCGTAATTGGTTAAATTCTTAGCCGTACCGTCTTTGTTTGTAAGATAGACATCAATAGAAACTGAAGAACCTTGGTCTATCGTTAGGTCTTTATAATAGGACATATCCCAACCCATCATTAGTGTTGTGTGTATATGTCCTATTTATAATAATGTGTTGTTCTGGTAAAAACGTATATTCAGTTGAAGATTTCCCAGATTAGATCCATTAGTTAACTCCTTATTAAATTGCTGAGATGATGAAAGCCAGAAGTTCTGAATAACGTACACCCATGCGGGTACCTTCTTCACCAGTTTCTTCGTCTTTCCAAGGCGAGTTGACAAACATTGCATAGCGTCCAGCGTCTAAGCCTTCAGCGGTAAACGCATCTTGTAGGTCTTGAGCAATGATGCCGAAATGAATACGTGCTTCGTCACCCTTTTCTGCTACTGATGACTTCCAGCGGAACTTGCGTAGTAAGCCTTTAGCCGCTACAGCAACACGTTGTTCTGCGTCTGACAGTGCTTCAATGTCCTGCTTTTCGTTGCGGTCAGAGGTTTGGATAATGTTGTTAGTTGCGAATATGTCATCCCACCTTTTATCACTTCTGCCCAAGTCAATCGAATTATCGACGCTTGGCCCCCACCCGCCACTAACAAGGCCTTGATTGCCCGAGTTATTCATTACTATTGTGGCGCTTCCTGAACGAATCATAGCAATTTGTCCGCTGGCATCATCTTGCTGGATTGAAAGTCTAGCAGCTGTCGGGTTATTTACTCCGATGCCGACCCAGCCAGTGTCCCCTAGAATTGTAAAGCGTGGGGTGTAAGTGTCGGTAAGCGCGCCAGATCCCAATGAAGTAGTCCCGCTTGCAATTTCAAAACCATTGTCTACAACTTCTTGAGCCGCAATTCTCCAGTTATAATGTGTTGCAGAAGTAGTTCCGAAATGAAATTCAGGACTAGCATTTTGTAGAAGAATGTCGCCGTTCTCATCAATCCTCATTCTCTCATTTGCTTCACTTGCACCTTGAGAGAAAACGATTGGTGCATTCGTACCAGCACCAACCGCGTCAGTATGAACTGTTGCGTAGGTAGCAACATTAGAATTGTTTCTACCTAAAAACTGAAGTAATGCTTTACTGTTAGCGGTATCATTAGATTGAATTCTAACAATTGCGTCAGGCGCGCCGCCGTCAGCTTCTACAACGTGGAATAATGCGGCCGGTGCCTGCCCAATGCCGACATTGCCCGAGGCATCGATGCGCATGGCTTCTGAGGCTAACTGCGTTCCTGTTGAGGCATCTCCGTAACGGAACATAAGAGCAGAGCCATCAGCTTGAATAGCAAAGTCTGTAGATGCTGCTGAAATATCGTGAAAAACAACAGCAGGAGTATATGACTCAATATGAATTGTGTAGTCATCTAAAGAAGAAGTAGTGTCTTGGACATGGAGTTTACTATTAGAATCTGGAACAATGCCGATCCCGACGTTGCCATCTTGATCGATGCGCATCCTCTCGGTTAAGGTGCTGGGACTGATGAAATTATGACTGCCTGTAGAAAATTTTATACCGCCTTTACCCTCGGCCCCGGCGGGTTTATATAAAGAAATTGAAGCATTTGCAAAGTATCGAGGGTTTGTATTAGTAGACCCTATGATGGTAAATAAATCGGAATCTTGGTCGTTCGCCAAGGCATACTTGGCGACACCAGATAAAACCACTGCGGCTCCCAAATCAGCTGCCCCAGTCGTTCTTCTAAATTCTTGTTGTAGAGATAAATTAATTCTATCATCTGAAGTGCTTGGGTCGGCTAGGAAACTGAGAGTACTGCTCGCGTTGGTGCCTCCAGCGACCATGGTAATACAACCATTATGATCAATTACCATTCTTTCAGGGGTGACACTCCCGTTGCCAGTGTTAACGACGAAACCGCCGTAAGGGTCAGTCTGATTTTCTAATGTTTGTCTACACTCAATCTCGGTTATTATATCGCTTTCCGTAGACCATCTTATATTACCATGTAAATCACCTACGTCCCAATCAGAGCTGGTTGTGGTGTTCTCAAGAATCAATGATTCTCCACCAGATGCTCCTCTAATAGTGAAATCGCTATTTGTTGGGTCGAAATTAAATTTCGTAACATCGGACGTGTCTGTAATTAAAACTTTGCCACCGACATTTTGATGAATTATTAAATCTGAGCCATTAAAATACATAAAATAATCATCACCAGTACCCATTCTCATATAATCGTTATCTAGGAAGTCTATTACACCTCGAATATTAAGTATATTATCAATGGTGAAATTAGTGAAATGACCACTAGCCCAGGTGTTACCAGCTGTTCCTACGTTACGTTGATTATCAAGAGACGGTAGAATATCACCTGCAAACAATTTAGTACCACCGAAGTACTGTGTGCCGGTGCTGACTACACCCGCAACCGTACTACTGGCATTAGGCAAGGTTCTTGTTGCAGCATTTGCAACCGTAACAGAACCGATGGTGTCTACCGTGATATTCAGTGTATCAAGCACATCAACACCTGAAGTATTGACAGTAATTGTTCTTCCTGTGTAAGCAGGGTGAACATAATTATTATATGTTGCGGTAGATACAGCTGTAACGTGACCCATTTCATCTACGGTGACACTTGCAATACCAGTTGAACCTTGTACACCACTAAGGGTAGATGTGTCGTGATGGGCAAAGGTGATTGTATCACCACTTTCAGAAATGTCAAGACCGTCAGTACTACCAGTTTGTGCTACTGCCAATATAATATCGTCGTTTCCTGAACCAGAACCTCCAGCAGTTAATCGAATTTTTTCTGAGGAGGCATCATCACCGGCCACTGTGCTAATAGAATAAGTTGTATTTGTATTATCACTAGCAGGAACTGTTACTGTTTTAACATTAGCTGCTGTAACGTGGCCACGTGCATTAGTCGTTATGCCATCAATAACGGTAAATGTGCCTCCATATGCTGGAGATCCAGTACTTGTAGTGTCAGTTCTTGTTATATCTGAGTGATTGATGGTAATAGTTTCATTACCAGTTTGGTTAGTTGTAAAAGCACCAGCAGAATTTTGTAAATCATTACCCCCTGCGATAGTAATCGTAGCATCACCGATTGAGGTCGTTGCACTTGTTATAGCAGTAATGTGTCCATGTGTATCAAGTGTAATATCTTGGACGAATGTGTTTCCACTATTATTGACGCTTCCTTGTGTTGATGTGTCAGAATGGGCAACAGTAAGTCCAGTGGCAGAAGTACGAGTAATTGTAATCGCATCTCCACCTGTAAGTGTTAAATCGTCGTTTCCTGAACCAGAACCACCAGCCGCTAATCTAATTGCTGGATTATCATCGGTTCCACCTGTCTGTATGATTGATAAATCATAAGTTGTATTTGTATTGTCACTAGCAGGAACCGTTACTGTTTTAACATTAGCAGCAGTTACGTGGCCACGGGCATTAGTCGTTAACGAATCAATAACGGTAAATGTGCCACCATACGCTGGGGATGTGTTGGATGTCGTGTCAGTTCTTGTTATATCAACGTGTTGAAAACGAATAGCATCATTTGTAGCATCAACATCAATATCAAAATCATTTCCACTAACAAATGTCAACGTGTCTGAATTGGTATCAGCGACAGCAGAACCTGTATCGGTATAACTGTATCCAGTATCGGTATCAGTAATAGTGAAAGTTTTGAAAATGTTTTGTGCAGAACCTTTATCTGTGTTGGACACACTAAAAGTTAAATCATATGGGTCTGCATCAGTACCATTTGAAGTATCTGTCCAGTTGATATCAATAGAAGCACCATCTCCAGTACCTTCTACAAACTTCCACTCATTCGCCTGATTAATTGTAACTTCAGTACCGTCACCATCTTCTACTTGAAAAGACCTTATATACCTGTTGTCTAAGTTAGTTGTTGCTACAGAAGCGGCAGTTACGTGACCGTAAGTATCGAAGGTGAATGAAATATCTTGGAGTACAGTACCGTTAGAATTATCAGAAGATAAGTTGCCCACCGTTGATGTATCAGCATGATTAATGGTTACTACATTTCCTTCAGCATTATTTGCTGTTTCACTGATACTGATTGCATCACCCTGAACAATATCAGCAACATACGCACCTGTCGTATCTGTACCTAATGCGACGGAATTGGCGGCTATAGTAGTCGCAAAAGAGATTGTTCCATCACCCAGATTTGTGAGTGTGGCGTTTCCAGTACCAGTGACATCACCCGTTAAAGTAACAGTAACAACGGGGTCTGGTTTGCTCTGAATATAAGACCAATCCAAATTACCTTCAAGGGTCGCTGCAACAAGAGTTGCCAACGCAGGTGTATCAAATGCGGTATTTAATCTAGCTTTCCATTTATCGTCACTTTCGTCAAATACAAATGACGCAGAATCTAATGTTCCTCTATCAATGAAAATACCTGATACCGCAAGTTCACCACCAGTACCACCATTAACACCCGCTGCAGTTTCACCATCGTTTAAAGTAATTTTTCTATCACTAACAGCGAGGTCGTTCTGACCCGTTGTATCAAGAGTACCTGTCGCTTCAATGTTACCTTCAACTTTTAAATTACCCGTGACAAGAACAACCGGATTAGTGTTTTTAACTTCTAATCTTTCTGTACCACCAGTAACAATTCTGAATTGGTCGGCCGCATGAAACTGAAGATAAGTGTTGGTGTCCCCAGTAGAAATAATCTGATCGTCGATATAAAGATCGGCGATACCAGAAACATCACCTGTTAATTTTGTGTTACCGTTTACTTGTAATAAGTTAGAACCATCATCGGTAGCAGTACCGATTAACACATTACCCGTGTTTGGATTTAATTGAATTGTTCCATCAAGTTCTACTAATACGGCTGGAATGCCTGATTGATCGTTTATTGAGAAAGAATATCCGTCACCATCACTATCGATATTTGCAACGCTGAATAATTGACCTGTAGAAGCCTCGAAAGAAAGTGTAGAAACAGAACCATCATAACTGGCACTGAGAGTAATAGTATCATTACCACTACCGTCTGCCCCAGTGAATTCTATTTTCGGTTCGTTGGCAGTACCAGTATTAGGTGTAATTAGAATATTTTTATCGTCAAGTGCCATAGTGGATTATCCAAACTCGTTGAGGTATATGTTCTATTTATTTATATCGTTTTTTAAAGACCGAACTGTTTTCTTTGGGCGATAAAATTTTGTTTGACTTCGCCTTCACTTAGAACCCTAGAATAAAATCTAACTAAGGGTATCTCACCCTGAAATCTTTGATTAGGATCAACAGAAGGAGTCGTTGTGTTGCTATCTAATTCTTGACCTACACAAATTCCATTTGCATATGCAATCGAAAAAGTAGTTGTCGCAGCGTTAGTTCCTAATGATACACCATTAATAAAGACTTCGACGGTACCACCAGTTCCTGTTGCTACAAAGTGATAATAGACATCAGTCGCAGGTGTAAAACTCCACGTAACACTAGCAGTATTTTCTAATTGTATATTGCCAGTACTTTGTCTAAAATACCAAAGAAAATTATTTCCTGAACCTGTTTGTAGAAATGTGTCGATATTACCACTACTCAGTGCTGTTCTTTTTAACCACATTTCAACCGTCCAAATTCCAGACGAAGCCTGAGCAGATAGAGCGGATGCTTCAATATCAAGTCTTGAAGTAGTAGATGAAAAGTTAAACCCCCGATTATCGTTCGGATATGTCAGATCTTTAACTGTAATTTCATGGCCACCTTTCAAATCAACAAGGGACTGAGTATCACTTCTTGTTCCGTCAACAAACGGTGTTGCAAAACTACTAGCTTCGAGTTGTGGGTCAAGAATTAATACGCCAGAACCAGGCGTTCCAGCATACGCTTCTAAACGAGTAGCGGAAGCGGAATTGACAACTGCATATATCATTCTTCCTGCGCCAGGAGACGAACTGGTTTCTGTATAGGTGCAGCGATACCACCCAGAATATCGCCCAGTTTTTATTAATTTAATTGTTGCCTTTGAAGCACCCGTACCTGATATACTACCTTCTCCGGTCAAGGTAAAGTTAGCATATAAACCTATAGGAAATCCAGTTGATGGGGATATTTGAAAATGTTCTCTCTCAACAGGTTTGACATAAATCGATTGTGTGTATTCGGTATTGTCTGTTAATGTTGTGTTTTTTAAAACATAATGTCCCACGTTAGCCGCGGTTTCTGTCATTTTAACTTCTGGAAGTGGGTCGTAATAGGTAAATTCTACTGATGATGTGGTCCAAGTGTCGTATTGATTTACATATCCAGTGAACAAATTCGTCGTTGGTTTACCTTTGAACGAACGAATTGTATTAGTCGCATCATAATAAAAAATTAAAGAACTATCATTAACAATTCTTTTACCGACCTGAGTTATTTTTGTTGTAGCCATTATAGACAATACCTAAGTTTGTTCATATAGGGGGTATTTATTTACAGACCAAACCTTGTTCTACTGGCGACAAAGTTTTTACGAACTTCTAATTCTGATAATCCTTTATTATATATTGAGAGAGGACCCATCTTACCATCAAAAAATCCTGAAATACGACTACTAGAGTTTCCTATAGTAATATCACCATAGGTACCAGACGAGATATCATACGAAGTACTACTTGAAGTAACATCTAATTCACCATTCATATAAACGTTTGTGAAGGTATTGTGTTGTTTACAGAATACCACATGATACCATTGATTATAAGAAAATTCACTACCATAAAAATTACTAGTACTTCTAGCACCAAAATTTATTCGAGGGTTTCCGTTAGAAATCCCAACTTGCATACCTACGCCGACGGAAGTCGTAGAACCTATAATACTGTCAGCGTTTGTGTCAGTGCCTTGAGATGTGCGAACGTATATCCAAGCTTCTAAAGTATAGTCACTTTGTCCTGTAGCACTTCCACTGATTAGTGTATTTGAAGTTTGATCGATATACGAATTGTTCATATCAATCAGGTCATTAACACCGTCAAAATCAAATGTGCCGTCGCTGATAGTAACGCCAGAGATTGTTCCAACTCTTCCACTTGCGACATCAGTAATACTAGAACCAGTCCCAGGATAAGACCTGCGACTGGCTGGGTCAATTCGCATTATCAAACCATCGGTCGTAATACTAGGCCCGTAACTAACTCCCATCGGCGGGAAACTCCACTTTCAGTTTCTCGACATCCTTACGTTCTGCAAGAACCATATAGAAACAGTTCAGGTGACCGCCAACGGTGACTGTGTTGTTCTGAATATCCTCAACCCAACACTCACCCTTACCAATCGGTGTCAAGTTTACGGTGATGGTATCTGCGTCTACAAGACCCAGCCACACTTCTGGTAATTCAATAGTGTTCTCACCATTCAATCTACCACGAACATATACACCGTGTTCTGGTCCTTCAAGTGAACCATATCGTAACTTCATTCCTTCCTTAGTAGGATGGTCAATCGTAAACGACTTGGTATCAGCAGTTAAGAGGCCTGTGACTGTTACACCAGTAGATGTAGTTACGAGTTTGGATGCATCACTATGAAAAAGTGTAACAGCTCCACCTTCCACAGCAAGAATCTGGGTCTGTGTATTAGCAGCATTTCTTACTCTGAACACATTCGTAGTAAGTCTTAAATCACCAGTTCCCTTGTCTGAGATGTAAGAATTTGACCCATCGTGATAGATTGCCAAGTCAGAGTCATTACCCCATGTCATTGACTGGTCGTAACGACCATTACCCAATGCGGAAGCATCATTAAATATAATTCCATTTGGAGAAATGGTGCCTGGAACAGATAGGTTAGTGTTTACTGTTAATGTGTTAAACTCACCAGAAGAGATTGGTGATGCGGCACTACCGACTTCAGTACATCCAACAATACTACCACCATCGATGTCTACTG